GTCGTTCGATGTCTGGCTCACCTGGCGGATCGTATTGTGCTGGCTGTCCCGCAACTCCTCCATGAGATAGCCGTAATTGGCCTCATCAGAGCGCCAATCGAGAACCTTCTGGTCCGCATAATCGAGAAAAGTCCGGCGGCGCGGCCCGGTCCATTGCGCCCATCCGTAGCCGCCTTGTCCCTCAGGCTGACCGATCTCGTGGAGCTTCGTGAACCCGGCGCTCTCGAAGCCGAGGTTGCCGACGATCCCCGCGGCCTGGAACGGCTGAAGGTTGAAGTTGGCCGCAAGCCGCTTCACCAGCCAGCCGCCGCGCTCCTCCCATGTGTGCGATGCGTCGGGCATGTCGAAGGCCGGAGGGCCGGCCGGCACAATCCTCGCCGGGGTCATTTGATATTCGATCCTTTCAATCTCGACTCAAGCTCACCCGTCGTCGGGCGCGTCGATTCCAGCACCTTTATCCGATCCTCAAGCCGGTCGTCATCGCGACGCGATTGATCCATTGATTGCAGGATGCCTGAGCGCATCCTGTCTATTTCAGCCCGCACGGCATTGCGGAACTCTTCATGCTCGCGGATCGACAGCGACTTGTCGAAGGCGCGCGACAGGACGCCGATACCCGCCACCAGCAACGCCCCGATCGCTATGACTGCTTGCCAATCCATTCATGGATACGCCCATAGCCGCTGCCACGCGCGGTTGAAACGACGCCTGAGACGCATCGAACGCCCCCATATCGGCCAACGGCGGCGGCGACGCAGGCACATCAGGTCATCCCCGGTTCATCATCCGGCCAACATTGCAGATGAAATAGACCTCGCCAAGCGCAACGCCTCCTGGCGGCGGCGGAACCACACCGGCCGGCCCCCAATATCGCGGGCCGAAGTATCGCGCGCCGAAATAACGATGGCCGAACACATCACGCAGCTATTGCCGCCGCAATCCTCGCCTGCCGATCAGCCAGCGCGCGCTCCGCCCTCGAAACCACCGCCTCGCGCTCATCGAGTGAGGCCATCCGTGCATCGAGGCCCGTCTTCAGCACGCCCTGTGCCGTTCTGATCTTGTCGACATCGGCCTCTGCGGCAGCCACCGCGGCCTCGCGCTGAGCAAGCGCCTGCCGCGCCACGCCAGCATCGGCAACAGCCGCATTTGCCGCTGCCAGCGCCGTGTCGGCCTTCGCCTGCGCTGCGGCTGCCGCTCCGGCTCGACCCGCCGCTGCCGCTTCCCTTGCCGTTATCGCTTCCTCGGCGTTCTTGACGGCAGCCTCGCGCGCATCCAAGTCCGCGGCCTTTGCATCAAGCGCAGCCTGAGCTTGGGCGATTTCCTCCAGCACCGTCTTTGCTTTGGTCGGATCGGAAATAGTCGCCAGCAGCGATAGGGCCTTGTCCATCTCCCCCGCCTGGGGCGCAGTTGCGCTCATCATTGGCCCGCTCCTTACGTGTTCGTGATGACGGCGACTTTCTGGCCGGCGGCGACGCCCCAAAACTCGGTCTGGCCCGCGACCATTCTCGCGTCGCTGGTTGTCGCCACAGGATCGAGCCCGAATGCCACCGAGCAAATCGCATCGGTGTGCGCTCGGATGAATCTTGTCGTCGATTGAAAGGCCGCCGATTGCGCGCTCGTCCCGCTGATCGAGATTTTCTGGGTCGCGATGGACGGTTCCTGCCCAACCGGGACAGCCGAACCGTTGTAGTCGATGGGCTGTGCCCGGTACTCGGAGATGTAAAGCGATGCCATCAGCGCCCTCTTTAGGTCGAGTTCAGCGTCACCGCCGTCCGGTCGCCCGACGCATCCACGGTCGCCGTAATCCGATCAACCGTATCGTTTGTATCGCGGAAAGTCACGGTTGTCGTAGAGAGGCCGGCAGCCTTCCCATAGAGCGCCGCGGCGGCGAGCCGCAACTGTTGCCGAACCGTCAGATTCGCCTCGACCCCGGCCGCTTGGTCCAGTAGCTCGGTTGCGTTCTGCGCCGCGGTCGGCACGGCGGCCGTGACGCTTGCCTTCATGGCAGCCGTCAGGTCGCCATTCGTTGGCGCATTCGTCAGGTTCGTGACCGTCGTAACAGTCGTAACCGTCCCGACATTCGTAATCGTGCCCGCCGTTATGTTCGTCGGGCTTGCGACTGAACTTGGGAAGGTCACACCCGCAGCGGCCGTCACGGTCTGCCCGGCCAACTCATCGGTGTTCGCGGTGACCCTGTTCGTTACGCTCGTGACCGTCCCAACGTTCGTAATAGTCCCCGCTGTAATGTTCGTCGGACTCGCGACCGAGGAGGGGAAAGTCACCCCGGCTGCCGCGGTCACGGTCTGCCCGTTAAGCTGATCGGTGTTCGCCGTCACCCGGCTCGTGACCGATCCGACCGCGCCGGTCACGCTCCCGACGCTCGTAATCGTACCGGCGGTGATGTTAGTCGGGGTCGCAAGAGTGCTGCTTGCTACGTCGAGGTTGGTAGCGCCGCCTGTCGTCGCACTGATGACCGTGAGCGCGATCCCAACATCGTTGATGCTGGCGTTCGTACCCCGCACCGCGAGTCGCCCGAGGGTCGCGGTATCCGTCGAGTCCAAGACCACGAAATACCAGCCGTTTCCGATCTCGGTCGCGTTCGTCGCGACGTGCATAGCGCCGAACGAGGTCGCGCCATTCTTCGAGATAGTCATGGCAATGGTTAGGCCGGTTGCCTCGGCCCCGGTCGTCGTCAAGAACGCCTTAAACGCGAGTTCGTAACTGGTTGATTGGGCAATGCGCTCGGCCATCTACGTCATCCCCGACCAGCCGCGAGAACGGGTCATCGTCGGCGGGGTGATCGTGATCCCCGAGTTGTTGCCAAGGTTAAATGAGTTCCCCGCTCTAAAGGTGGCCCCGCCTCCAAACACCATATTTCTTATAACCGTGTAACTAATAGTAATAGTACCAGCCGCCGCGTTTATAGTTGCCTGGGAAGCGCTGGAGGCATCTATAAAATTGACACTCCCAGGAGATCCATTACTGTTTAATGCCGTAACAGTTTGCGTTACTAACGCAGTCAAAGATAAATTAAATGGCGCAACCAAAGTCAACGCTGCGAAAGTGTTAGCTCCGCTGATTAGCGCTCCTGTGGCACCGGAGGTATTTGGGCCAAATGAAACGGTGCTATAGGTCAAGCCACCGCCCGCGAATGTTCTAACAGCGTTCCCAACCCCCGTAAAACTTATTGTTGAACCGTTGGCGTTGAAGGTAAGGCCCGTCGTCGTCGCCATGTTCCATGGTGTAGAAGTGCCGGTTGTGCTTATTGTCCATAAGCCATTCCCAAGGTTTATTGTTCTAGTTGCAGTCCCCGAACCATTAAATCCGCCATTGGCGCTTAATGTTACATTATTGTTGTTCACGCTGAAATCCAGCGTTCCGGTAAAGGCGCCGCATGTGATCGACTGGCAGGAGATGTTTCCAATGACAGTGACGGTTCCACCGCCAGAATTGCCGTCAAAGGTTGCTGTGTCGTTGACCCCAGGGCCACTAGCCGGTATTCCAACACCGTTAGTCGCCGTTCCCCAATGTGCTGACGGAGCCGTTGTACCGTCCCAGTTTCCGGTACCTCCCGCCCAAAATCTAGCTGCCATTATTTAAGCAACCGAGAGAGGAGTTGCTACCATCACCGCTATCGCCGTTGTTTGAAGATCAGAGATCGTAGTATTTAAGTCTGCTATCTGTTGTTGGTATTCCGCGATCTTGGCGTCGATCCCTTCCTTCGTAGCAAGCGCTTGTTCCTCAGCGATCTGCGGTGTACGGAATGCCACCCACGTATCGGCGAGTTGCTGCTTTGCCTTCGCTATCGCGTCGGGATCACGCTTCGCCCATTCGTCCTCGGAAAAGCTGAGCGTGTCTTGATAGAGGCCGAGCGTTGTCATCACCCCGAAGCGGAGGTTGACGGTCACGACATCGGGTGGGAGATCGCTCACCCGCGTCTCCGCTTCGCTGGCTTCATACCCTTGGCCGTGGTTTTGCTGCCCCGCTTGAGCCCGATCTTGTTGAGCGTGCCGTAGACCGCGCCCGGATTGCCGGGATATTCGCGCTTCAGCTTGGACTCGACATCGGCGACCGCCGTCTTGCGTCCGCTCTTGGTGCGCTTGGGCATCTTGCGCCTCTCCGTGATCCCGGCAAATGACGAGCTTGTTTGCATGGTTTCGGTATGGGCGCACGGGCATAATAAGTCAATGATCGTGCCAGCCTTCCTCGCCTTCGCCGCCGCCGTTGGCCTCGCCGACCTGGCCGGGCCAGGGCATCAATGGGGCGGCCTTGCGCTGCTGACAGGGTGGTTCCTCAGCGCCCGGCTGCTGCCGATGCGCGCCTGGCGCGGGATCCTGACGGCGGCGCTCGCCCTCTCGGTCGCCATCGCCGTGCTCGCCGTCGTGCAGATGTGGTGGTTGCCTCGGGCACGCGGTCCGTTCTCAAGTCCCAATTTCCTCGGAGCGTATTCCGTGCTAATGCTCTTTCTGGCGATGGGTCGCGGGTGGGCAGTCAATCCGGCCGCTTCAAGCCGTTCGAGTCGGCATGGCCCTTGGGCCAATCTGCATCAGGCTATCAAGAGTGGCGTTCCGGCCCTCGCCAACCTCCTCTCCCTCGCGCTCAGCCAGAGCCGCGGCGCGATCCTCGCCCTCGGCGCAGGGCTGTTTGTCTTATTGGTACGAAAAAGACAAACCGCCGCTGCCTTTTGTATTTTAATTTTGGGATCGATATTTGCATTCGTGCTGATCCGCCCCGGTGTCGACGAAGCACGATGGGAGATCTGGCGGTTAGGCTGGCAGGCGGCGATGCTGCGCCCCGTCACCGGCTGGGGACAGGGCGGCCTCGTCATCGGCGGCCTCGATGTCTTCTACTCGATCCCGCTGGAAATGTTCATCGAGAGCGGCATCCTCGGCGTCGCGGCTGGGACATGGCTGCTCATTGCGGCATGGCGGGGCAGGACGCGACCCTTCCTCACCGCATGGTTCGTGCAGGGCCTGTTCCTGTTCTCGATTCCCGCGACGAACGTGCTGCTCGTCACGGTGCTGGCGTACCTCGCCTCAGAACACCGGAATGTAGCCGACCGTGCCCGCGGGGTTGATGACGACGAGCCAGCGCTGAACGGTCGTGTGCGAGCCGGCGGGGCCGATTGATCCGAGCGAGGTCGCCACATTGCTGTTCACGACGAAGGATTGCCCGCCGACCAGTTGCAGCTCGCCCTGGCTGACGAAGCCGAACCAGTTGAGGAAGCGCGCGTTGAGCGCCGCGGCGAAGTCGGGGAAGCTCCCCGCGGTCGGGCCGGTGATCGGAGCCGCATAAGCCAAGCCCCCCACCGCCATCAACGCCGCGCCGATCGCCAGGTGCCGCCAGTTTTTCATCGTGCCGCCCTCCAAGGTTATGCCGCTATACCACAGCGCGGCCCCGTCTCCAAACCTCTCCGTCAATCAGGAAGTGCGCCTGGCTGGCCCCGTAGGTCAAGGCTGAGAACGCGAGGAGTGCGCCGGCGCTGTAGAGCCCGGTCAAGAGCGCCCACAGCCCGAGCGCATACCCGGCCGCAACCGCGAGCTCGACCCAGCCACGGCGGCCGGAAACCCAGGCGACCATGATGAGATATTGGAACGGATGCGCGAACCACGTCAGCGCCACCGCCGGATTCGTGCTGATAACGGTCGGCAGCCAGAACGCGAGGCCAAGGAAAAGGGCTGTGGGCCGGCTCCAATACCGGCAGGAGGCTACTGTTTGGATTTCAGCCCCACCGTTGCACTCTGCGCCCTGGGACACGACGCTACGGGTTCTCCCCGCCGCCACAGCCTCTCTATAATAACCGACCGTAAGGCAAATGAACAACAATACGGCATAGGCCATCAGCAACAGGGAAAGCACCCGTAGGAAGGCCGCGGCGTCCGGGGCGAGGGCATCGGGGATGTAGAGCGTTAGCATCGCCGGCATCGCCGCCACGGCCAAGAGATCGAAGAAGAACCGCTCGGCCTCGCTCGCGCCGCCCGCGACTAGCGCATAGAGCCCGAAATTCTGCCGTCCCAGGTGCCACATGAGCCAGATGTAATGCACCGCGAGATAGGGCCAGAACCCGGCCGGATCGAGCGCAAACACCGCCGCCGCGAGCGCGATGAAGCCGAGCGGCACCCAGATCATCCGGCGGCGGTCGTGCTCCTCGGTATAGAAGAACCCGGTCGAGCCGGTGTGCGCCATGCCGAGGAAGCCCATGCCGGCCATGATCCATGCCGGCTGGACCGTGAAATCGAACCCGGCGACAAGGATGACGGGAACGGCGGTCGGGATCGTCGAGGCGAGGAGGAGCGCCCAGAGGAGGCTATTTGGCGGGCGCGGCATTGCCACATGCCGCGAGGCCGATGGTCTCGGCGATCTTCAACTGCGCCTCGGCAAGCTCCGCCTTGAGCCGGTCGACCTCGACCGTGAGGCGCCCCACGGTAACGAGCATCTGCTCCTCGGCAGGTGCGGCCTCCACCGGAATGGACGCCTGGCAAAGAATCAAGAGCGCCACAGCAGTAACAATGCGCATTACAGCACGCAGACCCGCATCGCTGCCACGCAAGGCAGGTGCAGCCGGGTTTGGGGCTGCTCGGGCATCGTGCGATAGCCATATCCGATAGCCGTACCGAGCAGTACCGCAGCGGTAAACCGCAGAGTCATATAGGCGATCCGGCGATACTCGCCCCAGGTAATTATCAACACGAGCCCCCTGTCCCATAGTAGACACGTTGGTTGTGGCAGAGTGCGACACGCGTTCCAAGCGTCCAAGCTACGTTATCTTCAAACCCACCTTCTCCGAATAACACAGTAGAGGTGTCACCTAAAGCGTTTAAGATTTGGGATTTCCCCGCAGATGGAGTACTCTGCGTCCCCGAGGTATCAACGCCGTCTATATTGATTAATGTATTGCCTGTACCAGTTATCAAAGAGCAATTTGCTGCATGCCATGTAGCGTCGGCTGCGACAGCAATATCTCCTGCACAATCCCACGCATTTGCTGCGTGAGCCAGTATGTATCTAGCTACAGCAGGAACGACTAGCTCTATCTGTTGTGTGCCAGCAGAGCGATTTGCTACCGCTGAAATCGACGCGTTTGCGCTGGGAGTCGTATTACCTACGCTTGCAAGTTCAGCGCCACCTTGAGAAGGACCGATCTGAATACACGGAAGCGTCCCACTCCCTCCGCATCCAGTTAGCAGCAGTAGTGGTTGATTACCTGCCGTTGCTTGTAGTACGTCGCACGATCCTGTACAAGCGTTCCCACTAGATTGATCGTACACCTTCGACACACGCGCCGAAGACGCTCCGATCCATGCAGTCACGGTCTGCGTGTTGCTATTACAGGGCGTCCCGACAGTGTAATCTACGTTACCATTGGTCCCTACGAGGACAGTGCATGTTGCGTTGTCACTGACTCTCCGTAGATCGCACGCTTTCTGCGTGCCTGTAGCGGCAATCGCTGCACTGTAGGCTCTAGTGCAACTATACCACGCCGTAAATGTCGCAATGTCACCCGGGAATCCCGCCGTATGCTGCGGGGCATCCCAGACGATGCTCGATTGCATCTGTGCGAGAGCAGCCGCGCCCCACAGAATCAGGGCGGCGCAGATGGCGGAGAAGACGCGCATCAATTCATCGTCCATGTTCCGTTATACGAGCCGACAAGGTAATGCGTCGTATCGCGCCCCACGAGACACAATTTATCCCCAGCCGCCCCAGCGGAAACCGCGGTTCCGGTTGTCGCTGTGCCGTAGGATGCGAACGTGGTTTTCTCGAACTGCACGCTTGAACCGGGATTATTGAACGTGATTACGGTTGCAACATTGTTGTCGTTGCGCACGCAGAACTCATCGCCGGCCGCCGGGACAGGGAGCGTGATCGTGCATGTGCCGGTGCAGACAAAATAGCCGCGTGGGGCCGAGAGCGAGACCGATGTACCCGTCGTCAGCGGCGTTACCTTTGCGGGGCAGGTTGTGGCCTGGCTGCCCGAGCCCGGCCCGGCCGTGCAATCTCCCGTTAGCTGGGTGATCCCGCCGGCACCGGCAACTGCCGTGAAAACCCCACCTGACGCGGTGATGGTCGTGCCATCGACCTTGGCAACGCCAAACACGCTGGACGAGGCTTGCGGGATCGTGACCGTCGAGCCGGTGACGCTGAATATGGTCGAGAAGGTGATCGGCCCCTTGATCGTCGTGTTCGCCAGGACCGGCGTCGCAACCAACAGGAGGGCAGCGAGGATGTTGAATAGGCGTTTCATCAGTACCTCGGATACCAGCTGGTATTGGAAAGCCGCGCCTGCCAACTGACGCCACCGTTGGCCGCGAGCACGAAGGGACCGCCCGAGGTGCCGATCATGCTGTCGGTCCCGGCCCCCGCCGCGTCGAATGCCGTGATGTCCTGAGTCGTCGAGGCCTCAAAAATCTGCGAGTCGGAAACAATCGGCGGCAGCACCACATGGAGAACGGCAAGCGCCCCTGCCGGATTGATCCTAAACGCGCCCTGCCCCGAGGCCGCGGTGATCGTCGCGCCCGTCGTCGGAACCGAGTATGTCACAAAGCCGAAGCTGTCGGCAGGGGTGAGCAGCCGGAAGGTCGGCAACGCCGCACCGCCGGATACAGGGCCGGCCAGAACGGTGTTGGCAAGCTGCGTGTTGAGGACCGGGAACAGCGTCCCGGTCGTCGTGACCGGAGCTCCGGGGACGTTGCTGAACACCACGCCGTCACCCGCGAAGCTGACGCTGGTGACGCTGCCCACCCCGGAGAAATCGGTTGGGGCGATCTTGAACGTGACGCCGCCGCGGACGACAAGAATGTCGTCGGTCGGCTGGAACGGCAGCGGCAGGACCGGGCTGCTGTCAGCAAAGATCGTATAGAGTTCGCCGTCAGCCATGCTTCACCCCGGGAGCAGCGGCGTGCCATCGTCCGCTAGGAGGATCGGAAACGGCACCCGCGACGACAGGAGGAAGAAGTCATCCCCCTCATCGAGGTTATAGCCCAAAATCTGGTAGCGCATGTAGAGATTGCCGAGGCGCACGTCGGAACCCGAGAGCCCGGTCATTCTCACCGACATCTGCTTGAAGATGAGGGGCCGGGTCCACTCGATCAGCCGCTGCGTCAAATTCGTGTTGCTGGCGGCCGGCGTGAGGGTCGGCGGCATGTTGATGATCGCCCGCCTCTCGTTGAAGGCCGTCACCTGGATCGGATTGGTTATCGTCGCCGCGCACATCAGGTTGGACTCGACGACCGCATTCATCGACAATGCTTCGTTGTCGGGCAGCAGCACGGTCTCCGCGATCCACGACAGTTGCTGCCCATTCTCGACAAAATCCGAGGGCGAGCCGCCGTTGTAATGCGGCCCGACGCTATTGCTGCGCCACATGCTCGCATTGACGGCGAGCGGGGCCATGACGAAGGTCGAGCGCCAATGCTGGATGAGCCGGGCCGGGAAGCTGTGCGGACCCGACCACGTTTTTCTCGAGAGATCGAACCAGAACTCCTGAAACGGCTCGCCCGGGTCGGAGCCATGCTGCACGGTTATCCGCAGCACCGCGACATTGGCCTCGGCGCAGATGCGAGAGGGAAACTTGGCGTACTGGAAGGGGTGCGTCACACCCTGCCCGTCCACCCCGATAGGGTCCGTCACCGAGCCATCCGGGCGCACGAATCTCAAACCCTGCGGAGAGATGAAGGCGGTGCCAAGGCTGCACGGGATCACCGAGAGCGGAGCCAGCGTACCGGTAGCGACCGGCAGGAGGTTCATCGCAAGGTTGTTGGTCGATGGATCTCCGGTGATCTGACGCATCTGCGCCTCGCCCTGAAAGGCGATGAGGCCCTCCACGATGCCGCCAACGAGGGGTGAGGACAGTTCGATGGGGGCGATCATCGTGACCGAGACCCCATCGTTGGTCGTCAGCGCCTGCACATTCGGCTGGTTCGAGCGCCGGCACGGAAACCCGCTGTCCGAGAACGGGATGCCATCGAGACCATCGGCGAACCACGCGCGCCCGTTCATCTCCGCGACGGCAAGGGGCGTCGAGGGCAGCGGGTTGCGGTCGCAATCCCCCGCACCCCATTGCGGCGCGGCCCGGGTGCCGCCGGCAATCGTCAGGCTGACGCCGTTGGCCGTTGCGGACGCATTCTGCGAGAGCGTGATCGTCGCCCCGGTAAAGGTGAGGTCAACCGTCGCAGGAGCGACCTGCGATGCGGCCGAAAGCGTTATTAACGAAACCGTGTCGAAGGTGATGGAAACGCCTGTCGCCGTCGCCGTGGCGTCGTTGCTCATAACCACGGTCAAGCTGCGAAAGAACAGCTGATCGGCGGCGACCGTGCCTGTCGTCGCGTTGTTGACGACGACGGTCACGGCTGAAAACGAAACCTGGATTCCGGTGGCACTTCCCGGCGCCCCTTGGTTGATCGTGACCTGCGTCGGACTATCGACCGAGAGGACGATCCCAACTCCCGGAACGCCCAGATAATTGACGGCCATCCCGACCGCGACGCCCGCGGTCGAGGCGAGATTCGTGATGGTCTGCAAGCCAACGGTGATGTCGCCAAAGGTAAAAAGGCTGAACGGCGTCGCCGTGACGACCTTCGTGCCGGCGGCGATGAAGGCCCCCCCGGTGACGAACTGCCCGGCGGCAATCGTGCCGGACGCCTCGGAAACGATGATAGTCGTCGTCGTGTCGGTGGCGCCAACCGCCCCGAAATTGATGTCGACGATGCTCAGGATCGTTGTGTTGGCCGGGATGCCCGCACCCGTAATCAGGTCGCCGATGTGCGGGACACCGTTTGCCGGATCGAGATCGTCAAGCACGTTGTTCGAGTGCGTGTCTCCGGTCGTCGTGAACGGCGTCTCGACAACGCTGGTCACGGTCGTCCCAGTCGGAACCCCGAATCCCGCTACCTCCTGTCCGACAGAGATGCCGGCAGCCGAGGCCAGAGGCACAAAGCTGTTGCCGCTAAGGGTGCCATGCAGGACAACAACGACGGCGGCGGTCGCGATGACGCTGGTGTTGGCCGGGATGCCGCTGCCGGTAATCGCCATCCCCGACTGCACGCCGAGGATCGAGGGATTGCCGTCAATCAGCGTGTTGCTGTGCGTGTTGCCGAACGTCGTCTCGGTGAAACCGGAGACATCGAACCAGCCGAACTTGATCGCCCCGCCGGGGAAGCCCGGATGGCAGACGATGATGCGGCTCGCGACCTGCGCCATGATCGGCGGCACCCAATCGCCCGAGGCCGCAGGCGATGTCGGCGTGTTGGCGTTAGTGATGCCCGAGACCGGCAGAAACACGTCGTTCGCCAGGTCGTAGCAGAACGGTTCATCTTTGCCGGGGTTGAGGGTCGAGGCGACCATGCCGTATTCGAGATCGCCGACCGTCAGCATCGCCGAGAGGACGCCCGCGCCGGTCGGCGCGTTCGATCCGGTGAAATCGGTCTTGATCTTGGCGGCCGGCCGCGGCACGTAGACCCCGGCGGTCGAGGGATCGGGGATCAGGTTTATCAGATCCGACATCGCGCCCGGGAACGAGTTGGTCCCGTCCGCTGCGTCAGTCAGCCCCTTGAAGACCCACTTGATCGGTGCGCTATTCGGGATCGAGGAGGGCACAGATCAGCACCCCCACCCCATCGTCTTCGTGTCCCTGAGCCCGCGCCCGCCGCCGCCGCCGCGGCCGTAATTCCGGCCATCGAGTTGCACCGCTTGGCTGCGGTTGGTCTTGTCGTCCGAAAGCCCGAGGTACTTGCCGAGCTTCTTGTCGGCGCTCGCCTCCATCGTGTCTTTGCGGCTGTCGCCGGTGATCGGCATCTGAAACGAGGCCAGCTTCTCGATCAGGAACCCCTCGTTGGGAAACCACGGGATCACCCCGTCGTCGATGATCGGCGGCATCTTGCGCTGATAGCGCACCGTCACCGGGTAGGGGCCAAGCGGCGCCGGATAGACGTAGGCGAGCGGTGGATATCCGAAGAAAACGCTGGAATCCGGGTTGGTGATCGTCGCCGCCTGGGAGAGCGTGATGTTGAGTCCTGCGATCGTAATCGTCGTCCCCGGCACGATGCCCTCGCCCGCGATCGACATGCCGTTGAGGATGCCCGTCGCCAAGACAACCGTTCCCGCCGCGCTTCCCGCCGTCAGGTTTGCCGATGTCGAGATGACGATCTTCTGGACCGCCATATCGGTACACCAGAGATTCGGCGTCGATTGGCTCGGCAGCTTGGCATAGAGGTCAAATTCGGCGAGGTCGATCGGTGTCATAAAGATCGGCTGCGCCGCCGGCAGAGTCGGGGCCGGGTAGAGATACCAGGCCGAGCGGGTAACGCCGCGTGCCCCGGACGAACCCGAGGTTCTGAGGTAGTCGAGCGGCAGAGAGTAGGGACCGCTGCCGAACAGCGAGGTCAGTTGCGGGTTGAAGTTGAAATTGAACTGGCCGCGCGCAAGCGCGAGGTCATGCACCTCGCAGAGGTCGGACAGAATCGCGTTGAGCCCGTCGAGACCCTGCGGGGCCATGCCGCGGCCCTTGGCAATCTGGTTGGCCCGATCGATGATGGCCGCCGCGGTGAGCACGGATCATTCCGCCGCCATCTTCGATGGCTCATCGTCATCGAGGTCGAGCGGCTCCTCGCCGCGCAGGACTGCCTTCCAGAACGGGATACGCTCCTCGCAAAGAAGCATTATCGCCTCGGCTTCGGCAATGAGCCCTTCAGTCTGGGCGATGGTGGAAATTTCCTGCGGCGCAGCCTTCGTGGCATCCACTCCTCGCCTGCCCGAGCCAGGAAAATTCGCAATCTTGCTCTGGATGGTGTTATTCGTCGCGACGATTTTGGCCTTGTTTTTGGCTATTTCCTTTCGTTTGGAAAGCACGGCCTGTTGGTCGTATCGCAACATCTCGAAGGCTTCCTGCCGTCGCACAGCAGACGCGATGACATCGAGACGCTTGTTGAGCGCCTCCAGATCCTCATCGGCGTCGGCGACGGTGATGACACTCAAAGTCTTGCCCAGCGCACCTACTGGGCTCTCGAACTTGATCTGCATCCCCGGTATCTCGACCGGCCGCACCACCGTCTTGTCCTCGCCGCTCATGCCGATATCCTGTTGTTGATAAAGCCGGTCGCCGTCTGGCGCAACCGCGACAGCCGCCCGCGCCCCTGGAAGTCGAGCTCGTTCTGATGGGCCAGCCACTCGATCGAGCGGTAACTCTCGTACTCGGCCAGGGTGCCGGTGACTTTCTGGCCGTGATAGAGGAGGCGCCCATCAATGCGCACGCCTTCGTCGATCAGCCTGCCCGAGTTGCCGGCCTCGGGCATGTTGACGACCCACGAGACCTTGCGGTTAAGCCGCTCTCGCTGGGCGGCTGCGGCAAGTTGCTCGGCAGGGATGAGCCCGGCCACGGCCTGGGCATGGCGCTGCGCCCGCTGCGCGGCGGCCTTCTTCGCCGCGGCGTGCTTCGCTTCCGCGGCGCGCTTGGTCTCGACCTCGTAGATGATGCGCAACTCGGCGTCGGTCAGCACCGCCCGCGTCTCGGCATCCTGCGCCGCGAGGAACGCCTCGAACGGATCGGGGAGACCAGCAGCCGGCGGCTCGGAAATTCCAATTCCGTCGTCGGCTTCAACGATCGGCTCCGGTGCCTCGCCCTCACGCGGCACGGCCGGCATAAGGGTCGGCTCCGGTTCAGGCGCGGCAGCGGCCACAGCTCTCGCCTCGGCGGCCTCGAGCCGCTTCAGACGATGACGCTCCGTGGCCGCAAGCGAAGAAGCTCGGCGCTCCTCCTCGGTCCATTCTCTCGGCATGAAAACTCCTTACACCAAATGCCAGGGTCCGGCCGAAAGACCATAAGCAGTCACGAGAATGACCTGCCCGGAGACCGAATCCACCGCAACCGCATCGCCCGGCCGGAGCACAAGCGGGTCACTCCCCCGGTTCGGCACATAGAGAAGCCCTTCCTTGACGAAGGCGCCACTGCCGCCGATCTGCGCGACCGGGTGCCGGGGATTCACATCATTTTTGATGAGCGCGTTGATCGCCGCAACATCAGCCGTAGGCGTCGCCATACCGTTCCACACCAGCGCGGAAAGGCTGGTGTTGGCGTTGGTGCCGAGTGTTTGCAGGGCCATTTACGGGCTCCCGGTCTGCCAGGCGTTGATCTGGGCGAGGATGTCCGCCGTGATGAGCGGCGTGCCGGTCGCCGCCGCGAAATCGCTGGCGATGGTCTGCAACGCCGTCAAAAGGTTCGCTTCGGTGATCGCGCCCGCCGTGCCCGGTACCATCGTCGCATCGTTCATGAACAGCATCTGCCCGTTGCCGAGCGAGCCGTTGCCCTGCGGCAGCGGGCCGACGCCGGGATTGTTGGCCTGCGGCTGCCCCATGAGGACGGTGCCGGTGCCGGCCCCGACCTGCATGATGCGAACCTCAACTTCGATTCTGACTTGGCTCATGTGACGGCCTCCTAATTGAACGTGCCGGAGTTGCTGGCCGAGCACTCGATGCGGGCCATCTTGCGCTGGTCGAGGATCGTCCACCCCTCCATGAATTTGTACCCGATCACGCGGAGCTGATCGAGCTGGTCCGCCTTATCGGCCCCGCTCGGGCGCAGCCACTGGACGCCTTCCAGCTTGAGACAGGCGAAGGCCTCGCGCCCGAAGATGTAGACGGGGTAGACGGTGACGCCACTGGTCGGCGCGGCCGGCGGGATCATCTGGGCGCCAAGGCCGGTGATCGTCACGACGGTCCCGGGCGGGATCTCGATCGCCTGGCCCGCGAATGAACCCGTGGTTGGGCCAGAGGTGGTGAGGCCCAATTGCGTGGGCAGGGCTGCCGAGCCGACGCCGACATAGACCGCGTAGGTGAAGCCTGTGGTCGAGGGCACCGTGACCTGGATGCCGCCGGTCGTGACCGAGATGTCGGCGGAGAGTTGCGAAATCCGGCTCTCGTAGAATTTCGCATCGTCCCAGCCGGTGACGACGATGGTATAGGTGCCGGTGGTCAGGTTCCCGATGGCGTTCACTCCGGTCGGAGCATCGGTGCCGAGCCAATTCGGGGCCATGTTGGTTTCGCAGAACGTGATCCCGCCCCAATAGCCCATCTGGTTGATGTAGAGGCGGTCGATGTCCGACCGGCTCCAGGCGTTGACGACGGTCGGATTGTTGCGCAGATCCTCCAGCGGGAAGATCGAAGCGACGGCGACATAGTGCTCGACGCCCTTGATCGTCTTCTCGGAATTACGCGCAGTGTAGTCGATCGAGCGCTCGACGGTCTCGCCGGTCTGCCCGTTCCATTTCTGCGCGCCGAGGTTCGAGAGATTGGCGTAGGTCCGGTTGACATCGGTCGGGTTGAGGATGTCGGTTGCCGCGAGGCTGGCGCGCGATCCCACCGCGTTTGCGTAGTTGATCTGCGTTCCGGCATTCATGTTGACGAAGCCGTTGCGCTCCTTCAGCTGCGCGAGCTGCATCCCGAGCTGCTTCCCGGCCGCGCGCATCAGATCCTGTTGGGTCGTGATCGTCGCGACATCGGTACCAACCCAGCGCCCCGCCCACTGAACGGCGGTGCCGGTGACTTGGGTGAAATCGAGGCTGTTCGGATTGGGCGGCACACCTTCCGCGGTCGGGAACCGCGGCAGGTTCATGTAGTTCCAGCGGAACGCCTCCCACTGGACGCCGCGACCGTGCGGGATCGTCTTCTTGTCGGAGAACTGATAGAGGACGAGATACCGCTGGGTCTGCTCCATCGCCTCTCGGGCGATGAACCGGGTCGTAATGCCGGCATACTGATTGCTTTGATTTGGGGTCGAACCTTGGGCCATGCCTCACGCCTCCCTTATGCGGGGGCGCGGCGGCCTCCCGCTACAAATCCCAGAGATTGAGTCCTCGGGCCGCAGCATCGGCGAGCGCCGCCTCATCGGCCTCTCGACTGCCGGGCGCGGGCCTGCGCCCTCCCGGCGATACGTTGGAACGAGCCCCGGTCGGCTGCGTCCGCTGCTGAGCAATGCGCGCGGCGGCCCCGTTACGCTGAGCCGGCACCGCCCGCGCAGAACGCTCCAACACGTCATTGCCAACGAGAAATTTGAGGATGACTTCACGATCCGGGTTGCGGCCAGCCGCACGCTCAGACGCCAAGGTCTGCTCGACCTGGGAGCGATATTGCTGGTGAACCCTCGATGTACGCGCCGCGATGTCATACGACTGTTTGTCCGCCCTGTCGTTCGACCTGAACTCGATCTGCTGTAGCGCCGTTCCTACGTTCTGCCGTTCCCGCGCGACGATTGCCTGATACGCCTGTGCCGGAGGCATCAACTCCAACGACGCATAGAACTCTTGCTCTGCCCTCGCTTGCGCCTGGGGGTCGACCTGTCGCGCCTGCATTCCCTGTTGGAAGCCGCGCGCCTCGGCCAACTCCCGCTCCAGGCGGGCCGCCCTTTCCTCCGCCTCCTGCCTTGCCCGTCGCTGGGCTCTGATGGTTTCGGAACCACCGCCCGAGCGCCTGGGAGCCGGAGGCTCGTCGGCTACTTCATCTTCTTGTCTCTCTTCCGCCTCATCGGGTTCTGGCTCGACATCATCGAGCCCTTCCCCACCGGCACCATCGGCTTGCCCTTGGGCGTCTTCATCTTCGGTGGCATCTTCCGGGCCAAGGACTTCCTCCTCGGGTACGTCAACAGGATCGGCGACCTCGCCGCGTGTGCGTGCCATTCTCTCTCCTCGGGGTGCGTTCCCCCGCTCGTTGCGGACTGCGATCGCCCGCTCGTGTATTGGCTATACGCACAACCCATAGTGTGCGTCAAGCAACGTCATACAAAATAGCCTCCCGAAGACGCGCCTTCATCGGACCAATAAGCCCGGCCCAACGCTCTCTCATGTCTGCCGGGCTCGACTCGATTGAACGAAGCCGGCCCTCATGGGCGTGCACCAAGACAATCCCCTCCCGCTCACAATAGGCGCGGATCTCTGTGAGCGGAATCTGGGTGACGATCCTGATCTCATTGCCCGACAGACCGCGGGCCGCATACATCGCAATGTCCCGTTTTTCCTTGGGCTTCAGCGCCATCATTGCCTCCTCGGCATCGCCACGATACCAGACTGCGCATTCTGGTCGGGATGCGGCAGGCCCGGCGGGCGAGGCGGAGCGTGCGGCCCCGCGGGCAGCGCGCCCGGCTGCGGCCCGCGCGATCCTTGGCCGCCCGCCGGAGCCCCGCCGCCGGTCCTCGCCTGGGCGGCCTGCATCGCCGCCATGTTCTTCATCTGCATCGACTGGAGATGTGCCGCGATGTGCTCGCCGACCGTGCCGAACGGATCGCCGCTCATCTGCTTGTCGGCCATGTGGCTTTTCAGGTGCGGGATGTCCTGGTCGAGCGGGTGGACGTGCAGATGCTGCCCGCTGTTGAGGATCTGGTTCTCCATCTCCGGGTCCATCGTCAGCATCTCGCGCTGATTAATGAGCACCTGGTTGCCGAGGTAGGCCCCAAAGAGGTTTTGGTTCTGCATGATGACGAGCGGAGCGGGATCGAACTCGTACCCGGCCTTGGCGAGAGCGGCCTGCATCGCCGGCTGCATCAGCGCAGCCATCCATGCGGTGCCGGCCTGCGCCATCATCCCTGCCATCTTGACCTGCTCGGCCCCACGCCAGAGGAACGTGTAGCCGTGGCGGTTCTGCAGCGGCGGCACCTGTTCGAGCCGGGCCCGCACGCCCATCTCGCCAAACTGGCGGATCGTCAAATCGGTGTCGCGGAATTGGTAATCGTAATCGACGATGAGCCCGAGCATCGGCGTCAGGATGCCCTCGACCGGCACCTTGACCCCTTCCGCCGTCGTCAGGAGGTCGACCTGCTGCTCCTGCGCTACCATCGCCTGATTTGGCTTCCCGGCGCGGGTCTGCTGCGGGAGCATCGACGGGTTGACGCCTAGCGACTGGAATATGGCGGCAAGCGCCATCTGTACGCGGGTCTGTGCCCTGGGGGTGAGATCTGGGAACGTAAGTAGGCTAATCGCGTCCTTTCCGCCGTCCCAGATGGCACCAACTCCGAATACCAATGGACCGTTGGATTTCTCGGGGTCACGCAAGACGATGGGCGCCGCGGATAACGTAGCCGCATCCGCCCCCTCATTAATAGCATCGTTGGCCTCGTATTGCAGGCTGTCGACATAACTGATGAGCGACTTCCCCTTGAAGACGCCCGGGGTTTTCTCGATCGGCACCGAGAGGAGCGGGCAGCGGTCGTTCCAGTAGGGGTTGCGCTTGGCCCCGAGCTGCGCCCGGTTCGGGCCGAGAAAGACCCGGCAGAGCCGATGGTCGCCATCCTCGCTGTAGCCGCCGTTCTTGTCGAGGGGCAGCGTCAGCCACACCTCCCAGACCGTTGCGCCGACGCCCTTGGGATGAATGCCGACCGCCTCGGCCAAGTGCTTCTCGACGTTGGGCTGATCCTTGGACACCTTGTCCATCGACTCTTTGAGCGCCTTGCCCTCAGGACGCCGGATGCATCCCTGCTCAACCATCTGGTCGATCTTGGCCTTGGTCCAATGGCGGACGATGGCGACGCCTCCGCCGATCGCGAACGCCTCCTCCAGCGAGTCGACGTTGGCCGGCCACACCACGACATCGCTATCGTGCAGCACGTCGAAAACGGGTCGGCCCTCACGGATCAGCTCGGGCTCACCCATGTCCTCAATGTCCTCGCCCGGGGCCTCCATCTGCTGCCCTGCGACCTCGACCCGGGGACCATGTGTTTCACGTGAAACAATCTCGCGTTCGAGCTCAGCCCAATCGACGTAGAGGTTGTATTGGCCCTCGATGATCGCGAGGCGAATGAGGGGCTTCAGGACCTGCGTCTCGAACCGGGCATCGCGCAGATAGTGTTCGAGGAGGCCGATCAGCGGCTGCGGCTGCGTGCCGTCTGCCGCAACGATCTCCAGGTATCGCCCGGATTGCGGGCACATCTGGTTGGAAAACCGGGTGACGATGGCGTTGACGGCATCGTGGATGATCGGGAAAAAGATGTTCGCGATGCCGTTGTAATACTGGTTGCCGTTCGCTTGGCAGTTGTAGCAGTCCCAATAATCGTCGATGTCGGCCGAGCGTTCGTTCTGGTCCTCGAACGCGCGCAAGACGTGATTGAACACATCGTCGAGCTTGTCGCGGAGCTTTTGGTTGCGCCCGGCAAGGAGGTCGCGGTCGCGCGTTGGCGCGGCGCGTTCCTCCCCACCATCGCCAGAGCCGTCCGGCGCCGTAGCGGGTTCCGGCTCAAGCACAAGCCCGGCGTCAGACATCGCCCTGCCGCACGACAAGATCACCCGTTCGGATATCATGCCACCACTCCCACGGTGGCTCCATATCATCCGCCTGCGGAATGAAGGAACAATCCCGGCGGAATCTGATCCCGCGCTCGGTCAACAGCCGAGCAATCTGCAGCTCCGGTATTCCGAACGGCAAATTATAACGATCGGCGGGCGTGATCCGAACTTCGATCATGCTACTTGAGCGGCGCCGTCATCGCGGCAAGCGCGGCCTTCAGCGGATCGAGGTGCTGCTTGACGAAGAGGTGCGAGCCGGGCACCAGGTCCGCCAGCACCTGCATTGCAACCAGCATCGAGCCGAGCATCGAGTGAACGGGATCGGCGACCGGCGGAGCTTCGTCGAGCGCCGCCTGTGCCTTAGCTGCGGCAACTTTCGCCGGGGTCATTGTCTCTGCCATCTGATTCTCCTAATCTGTGCGGGGCTTCATTGTTTTCTCGACGAGCTACCCCCGCTCTCTCCCGTCAAAGCCGGGTACTGCCGCGGTGTTAACGCTGTGGAGCCCGGTCTACCTCTTACGCTGGGTTGGCGATGATGTTGATGCTGGTCGGCACTTGCGCCGGCACGACCGCGTTGATCGTGGCCCGGGCCGTCGCAGTGAACGTGGTGCCGCCGATCTTGGCGTCGACCTGGACTGTATCGACCCCGGCTTTGAGCCCGGTTTCGACGGCGGTTAGCCCGTCCTGCGATGCGGCCAGATCGCCAATCGTCGCATCGGCCTGCGACCATGCGGGCGGCGCATCGAAGACCGGGTTCGCGATCGGCTGGCCGTTCTGGTCGAGCACTTCGATCGAGAGGTTTTCGGCTTTGCCTACGTCAAGGGTGAAGTCCATGTGGATAACTCCGTTCGGTATCAGTTCGACGGCAACATTGCCGACTCTGAGCCAGACAGATATACGCTTATGGCAGCGACGGCGCGAGTGGTGGCTTTTACCTAGATCGGCGACCACGACGACGATTTTCCCCATTCACCGCGTCCTCATCGGCATCGCGCTCGCGTAGCGGCGCCCGCTTCGCTCATCGACGCGGTAGTTTTGCGCGGTATCCTCGTCATTGTCCACCGCGGCGAAGCGGATCGAGCCGCAGAACGCTTCGAGGCCCTCCATCAGCACGCGATAGGGGCCTTCCTCGGCGCTGTCCTGCAGGCGGCCCCGGATCATTCCGCGGGTGTAGCCTCCAGCGAGCGCCCGCAGCGTCCACTTGGCGGCGGGGCTGACCTCGACCACCGGCATCCCGCGCACCGTGCGCGCGAGCGCGTCCCTTATATAGAGTGTGCCGTCGACTTCCGTGCCACCGACCCGGACCTCGTTCGGGATCGCGCGCACCGCCTGCATCAGCCCGACATTCATGTGTCGGTCCGAATGTAGTTGGGGGACGATCCAGGCGGGTCGGTTGGGTCGAGCAAGCATTCGATCCGGCAGCGGACCTTTGAGCATATCATCCCATGGACGGGGCACAGGAACAGCCACGAATCGAGAGGAATCGACGACCTGGGCGGCGGCTTGGGCGATGTCGGCAACACGCTCGGCCGGGCTCCCTTCGTAGACCCAGTCGGCGAGGATGCGCAGCGTGCCCTCAAACGCTTGAACCAGGACAGCACAGGTCAGTCCTCCGGTGGCGTTGGCGGCGAGGGCGAGGGGCTGGCCGGCGGCGATATCGACGCCCTCGACGACGTGGCTGACGGGATCGAAGCCGTCGTAGATCGGCTGGGCTGGGCGCATCGTCGGCGCATATGCAAGCGCATTAGCCGCGTCGCGAATGCCGTGCGGGAAACTGAGCAGTTGAGCCTCAAGGGCAGGGAAAGGTTGGGCAAAGATCACCTCCCGGGCCTGGAAATAGGGCTGCAGCCCTTCGATGAAACGGGTCTGGCCGCGCCCCTGCGTCCCGCTGATCGCTGCGATCGGCTTCAGCGGCAACATGACCCCGCGCTTTACCTGCTCGTGGCGCAGCGGCTGAAGGAGAAACTGCTCCAGTCCGTCACGCTCCACTCCAAGCTGGATGAGGTCGTACCGTTCGCAAAGATCAAAAGCGAGGGCCACGATCTCGTCGGGAGCAAGGAACAGGGCATCGCAGGCCCAAACCACGAGGCGGTTCTTGACCCAGGACCAGATGGCGTATCCGGTCGCGGCGGCGTTGCCGTGGCTGGTGCGGGCGGGGTCGACCATCCCATAGACTGCCTCCCAGGTGCGGATGCGCTCCTCGTAGCGGAACATCTCGCGCTTGAACACGCGGGCCGCGTCCGAGGAGGCGCGACACATGAACTCCTGCTCGTAGAGGTTGAGGTCGCCCCGGTAATCCTGCCGCAGCGTATCGATCTTCTCGAGCGGGAACTTCGCCGGCCACGTTGCGGTGCGCTCGCCGTTCTCGTTGACGCTCTCGATGGGAAACTTGACGACCGGCATCCGGTCGTTTTCGAGCCGTTCGGGGAGGCTGTTCTTGCCGCGGCGGGTGCCGAGGAAGCGGCCCCAGGTCAGGAGCGCATCATCGAGGCAGGGCTGGAACGTCTGCTTCAGCCAGCGCCAGGTCTTCTCGCGCTCGGCGTCCGTGCGCTCCTCCTCGGGGTCTTCGATGTCGTCGATGATGAAGGCGTCGGGGCGCCATTGGAGAAACTTGAGCCCGGTGATCGACTGCTCGCGGCCAAGCGCCTGGATCATGATGTCGGAGCCGAGGACGATCTTGCCGTCCGCCCATGTCTCGCCCTTCAGCTTGCCGAAGAGGCCATCCTCGGCGAAGTAGGGGTTGGTGTCGATCTCGTTACGGATCGCGGTCACGCGGTCGCAGGCGCGGGCAAACGAGGGGCCGATGATGACGAGGTTATGAAACTCGCGGAAAACGGCCTTCAGAAGCGCGGTTTCCTCGGTGTACGTGGTTTTCCCTATGCCGCGGAAGCCCTCGATCGAGAGGCGCGGGATCGGGCGGTTGATCGCGGCGACCATCTCGCGGTGAGCTCGCGCCGAGGCGTCCGGGTGGCGGTGAGCGAAGAGGTGGGCATGGGCGAACCAGCGGTCGTCGTGCAGCCGGCGGACGGATTCGAGGGCAAAATCGGCGAGCGCCGCCTTGTCTCCCGCCTTGCGTGCCGCGCGGAACTCGGGCGGGATCGCGAGGCGGGCGGCCTTCATTCGTCCACCAGGTCGCTTCGTACCGCCCGCGCCAACGCTCCAATGCCCTCCAGCGTCGACATCTTCCCCCACCCGAAAGTGATGAAGCTGCTGTCATGGTTGACGAAAACAGCGGTGATGAACTGCAAATCTGGGAACTCTCCGGCCTCGATCCGATCAGCCGCACGCCGCAACATCTTCACGATGTCTACCGGCCCCGGCAGTTCAACGACTTTGGCGCTCACAGCTTCGCGGCGAGGTTCTTGGCGACCCACTCGGCGGTCGAGAGGTCGGCGGAGAACGCTGCCGGATTGGCGCACACCCGGTCGACGCCCGCATTGACCACGGCGACCGGCAGACTTGCCGCCGGGACAGCCGCCGCAACGAGCCCGTCCGCGATCTTGAAGAGGCCCGAATCGACGCAGGCCCGGACAATGCGCGCCGTCACCTCCGGATCGCCCGGCTGCGGCTGGACCGCGCAGCCCGCGAGCGAGAGCGCACACATTATATATAGGGGCCTCACCGGATCGGAGCTCCGAAGACGCCCCAGCCGAGGAGGCCGATCAGGATGAAAAACATCAGGCTGAACGGGCCGAACGGCTGCAACACGGCCTGATTACGCCAGAACCAGCCGCCGCCGAAGACGATCGAGATGACGTAGAAAATCCAGAACCAGATGCCTGCGGTCATGGTGCTCTCCTCGCCGGAGTGAAGGCCGGCGGCGCCGGCGGGGCGGGTTCGCCCGAAGCGGCAACGGCAGCTGCGATCGTCGTGTCCTTTTTCTGGGACGATTCGCTCGATCCGAAGTAGTAGCCGACGACGGTGGCGAACTGCCCGATGATCGCGCCGACGATCATGCTGTTCGAGGAGGTGTCGCCCTTCCAGTACGAAAGCGCGAGCGCGACGCCGAGCAGAAGATAGACGAAGGAGCCGAGCGCGGCCTTTACCTGCCAGGGCATATCGTTGGTCATCCCGCCCTCATAGCACGCTTCTGCCGAAAAACGAAGCGGCCCCGCCGGGGATGGAAGCGGGGCCGCTCTTTTTCGGCCTTGACGCCGGGAACCGACAGCGTCTAGCCTAGCGTCGGTGGGTTGCCGAGACCCAAGGAGCTGATATGGCACATATCCATCCCACACCAAAAGGTCAAGGCCGGTGAACATCGGCCCCAACCACGCAACCCCGCCAGCCGAGATCGCGCGCCGAGATCGCGCCGCAACCCGCTGGCTCGAACGGAACGACCCACAAGCCAAAAAGGACCGCAAAGCCGCCAAGCGTAAAACCCGCGCCGCGGCAGAGCAGGCCAAGCGAAACCCGGCCCTCGTCGCCCGGTATCGCCGCGCCATGCTCAAAATATAAACCGCCGCTCAGGCCACTCGCTGGGGAAGCGCCCCAGCCGGTGAGGGGTAGCTCCCAAGCCCACGTGCCGGTTCCCACCCACCTTCTCCTGTCTTAGGAGGGGGTTTGGGGGTGGTGTTGCTAAAAGACCTCCTTCAATCGGCATCGTTGCTTGCGATGCCCCTCTAAGCGGGAAAGCGCCCGCCCGGGCCTGCGGTGGCTCAACAGCCGTGACTGGGAAGTCTCCCCCTCTACGTGCACCCCGTGTCGGACAAGCGGGACCGCAGACGCCCCAATTCCGAAAAACCTCGCGCAGTTTTCTCGGGGGGGTGCAAATTCACCCGCCGCGCCGCCGCGTCCCGGGTTTTCCCCGAACGCCGGCTGGGCCAGCGCCTCGGCACCGCAGCAACCAACATCTTGTGCTCGACCGGCCGATCGGGCTGTGGTGCAGCGCAGCAATCGCGTAAGTGGTTGATAACGTTGCAATGAGAACGTCGCGCAAGGGCCATTATGGAAAATGAGAACGCGTGCGGTGCGGCGCGGACGTGCATGATTTGTGCTGAAATGCCTTGACGGCATGGGCAGCCATGCTGCAACGCTAACCACACATGGAGAACGGAAGATGCGGGGCGAGAACGCGGTTCGGCACGCGCTGTCGGCAATGGCGCGAAACGGGCCGCAAGCGGTGCCGGCGGCACGGCGGGTTATCGACTGGCGCTTTGGTGAGAACTGGGTGGCCGGCGAGCGCGAAGGCGCATCTCGAAACGCGTCGAGCGCTTTATCGGGCGATGGGTTTACGTTGGCCCGGTGGGGCTCCGAGGAAACCACAAAGGGTTCTGAGCATGGCTGAGAAGGCGGTTGCGTTGATCGACGAGGAGCTCGGCGCATTGGAGCGGGCGATACCTGGCGACATCATGGTTGCGGATCCGCTGACGCTGAACGGCGCCGAGTTGATGGCGCGCGGGGCGTTGGAGGGATTGCGGCAGCTACGGCTGATTATCGTTCAGCCGCTGGACATTGAGGGGACGATTCGGGAGGAGAGCAACTGGGGATTGAAGCAGCAGCGCCTGGTTGGGGATATGGCGAATGTGCTGCTGAAGCAGGCTCGGGAGCGTGCCGAGGGTGAGCGGAATTACGACCTGATCGGGCGGTTGCTTGCGGCTATGGCTGCTGAGAAATCCGAAAAGTCCGAGGAATAGGCTCGAAGTCATGCCGCAGCGCGCCCGCACCCCAGTTCCGCGCAAAGCATGACATCCCGCTCACGCGCGCACCCATCTGCGTCGCCGCGTGCAAAAAGGCGGCATAGAGATCGCTCTCTAGCCCTTTCGTGTCCATCCTGATTCTCCCCGGCCACATCCTCAGGTCGGCTGAATATGCAGCCAACTGCGATGGGATAAGACGAGTGGGTGACCACCCCAGTAGCCACCCACTCTGCGCACGGCGTGGGGGCTCGCAAACACCCCACATATGTCCCACCTACCGGTGAGCCACGGCCGCGAGATTCACCGTGTCAGCCGCGCTAGGAATATAACCTAATCGGGGCTGGAAAGCACGCAAACTAGAACACCGGATTATACGGACCTATCGGCCGGCTGTTGGCCGCTATGGCTGCGGAGCGGGAGGAGCCATCTTAAGCGGCGTTTCCTGGAGGTCGTTCATGTATTCGATCATCACCTTGATCGCGACAAGCTCGTCGGAGAGGTTGCAGATTATAGCGGTCTGACGGCTGACGGGGACGCCTGAGGGCGCCTCGGTGATCTGCCGGACGAGTGTGGGCAAGCTGAGACCGAGGAGTGTTGCGGCCTCTGCCTGCGTGATGGCGCGGGCGCGTATCCACGCGCGGAGTTCAGCTTTGGTCATTCCCATTCGTAATCCGGTTCGAAGCAGATGCAATCGGTGCGATGGCACCATTCGCATTCAGTTGACGCCAAGGTCTTCTGCGTCGCGGCGATCGAGATTGGCGACGAAGGTTTCGAGCCATAGGCTGTCGTCTGCGGTTTCGCTGCATGAGGCATAGCGCCCGAGAACTTCCCGCAGATGAGCGTAAACAGACGCACGGAGGAGGATTTCGACAAAGCCGGTTTCCTTCTGCTGAACTGCTTTCATAGGTTGATCGAGCAATCGAAGACTGCGCCATCGGCGAGGCATTCGGCGAGGTAGCAGCAGCGGTTCTTCTAGCCACAGAACGCGGAGGGAATCATGCGCGGCGGATAAAGACCGGAAAGGCCGGCGGGACGCTCGGCAAGGTGGTTGTGACACCAAGCCGAGCGCCAAAGGCCGAGACCTTCACCCGATGCGCCCGTAGCTCAGCTGGATAGAGCGGGGTCCTACTAAGTCCACGGTCGCAGGTTCGAATCCTGCCGGGCGCACCATCTTCGCCGAGCCGACGCACGCTTTTCTGTAACACACAGAGATGGGGCGGCAGCAGAACTTTTTTCAAGAGTCAGAGTGATGACGCTCGCCGTTAAGCATCAGAGTCATGTCCCTACCCCGCCCCGAATTCCTCGTAGGAGCGCAGGTTGAGGTCGGCGACCGCGACCTTGGCCCCCAGGCCGGCAAGCCGCTTCGCATAGTTCTCGATCCACTCGAAGGGCTGATTGATATCGAACCCGCCCGAGATGCGCGAAAGCTTCTTGCCTTCGCGAAAGTAGAGGCTCGCTGTCTGATCCCCGCCGATCTTAACGACGACCGGCAAGGCGATATCGCCATCGACCAGATCGGACTTGCGCACCGTGCCGATAGTGACGCTGCGCTGTAAGCCAAGCACGCCGCGAATTGAGAGTGTCATCGCTCATCCCCTTGTCCAACACCCCCACCCTACCGCATGACCCCGACCCCGAGTACCGCATTATGCGCATTGCTGGCATGTGAGATATGCGATTGCGCTGTACCGCACCGTGCGTCATTGTCTGGGCACGGCAATGGTGCCGCAGGGGATTGGGATCATGTACATCGTCGAATGCACTTTCGCAGGCGAAACCTCCACCCTCGCCGCGCATTTCACCAACATCGTCGACGCGGCCATCGCCGCAAAAGAACAACTCGACCTCGGCTATGCCGTCGACATCATCAACACCGAAAATCGACAACCGCGTGAGCCTGTCACGCGGTTAACCTTTCCCGCTTCCCGTAGAAGGATTTAAACAGATGACCAACAGCGAACCAAACAGCGTCGAGGTTTTCGTGCGCGATGCGGTCGGCGGCATCTATTGCCACAGCTGCAGCAATCTCGCCTACGAGGCCGCGGCAATCAAACACGCCAAATGGTGGACCCAGCAGCGCGCAAGCCGGATGCGGGCCTGCGCTCCGTTCAAGGTCGTGGTCACACGCTATCACGACGACAGCGCGGCTTGAGGAGGACGGACGATGACGACATACAGCAACCCACGCATGGAAGCCGTAATCGACGGCTGGCCGATCGGAAGCAAGCGCACGATAGTACACTTCGCGATCGAGGTCGTACCGGGACGTGGCGAGCGCGGCACCCGTTACACGATCGACCCGAAAACAGGCAAGCCGAGTGCAACCAAAAAACTCACCTACGCTCGCAAGGCGAGCATCGTCGACGGCGATGACGGAAAAACCTACATCATCGAATTAACCAGCATTTACGGGCATATCGTCGTCATGCAGGGCGGAATGCAATATCAGGCCGAGGACGCGATTTTTGAACGCGATCCACGATATGCCGTCCTGCTCAAGCTGTTTGACGATGTTTCGCCTCCCTTGCTCGTGGCCGGCGCGGCCCGGTGGGCACGCGAGCAGGTAAAGTCCTAAACGCCATAAACGCCGCCACACGCGCGGAAGGGTCCGGGGGTAGATTGATTTTGACACCATACCAGCCTAATGCTACACGTGTAGCACTATGGGACGCCAGCACGCCGCTAAACTCGCAGGACATTTTCGCCACCTCGTGGAGGAACGCTGGTGCATCTATTGCGGTGCGCCAGCGACCACCAAGGATCATTTCCTGCCGCTTTTCGGTTGCGGCCAGATTGGCCGAGGTGGGCTTGGCTGTCCCACGCAAAGCCAAGGTGCTTGTGCCCGCGTGCCATCAATGCAATTGCATCGCCGGAAAGCATACTTTCCGCAGCATCGGCGCAAAACGCCGCTATATTCAGCGTCGGCTCGCGCAAAAGTTCAAACGGCTTCTCGCGATGCCAGATTGGTCCGAAAGCGAGTTGGACGAGCTCGGATATGCCCTCCGGCAAAGCATCATCAACAGCCTCGGCGCTCGCGACTATCTGCGAGGACGGTTAGCATGGCGAAACCATCACAACAGCGACCCTGCGAAACTTGCCAACGTCCGTTTACGGTTCGTCGATATTGGGCGCGCTTCTGCTCGACAAAGTGCACCCGGCGCGCCTATCGAAAGCGATTGAAGGAAGAAATTGCCCGCCTGCGAGCACAGAAAACCTGATGCTCCCCGACCCTTCCCCCCACTCACGCCCCAGCTACGGGGCATTTTAAGCCATCGTAGGAGAAACCGATGACCGAACCGAAATGGACGCCGGGACCGTGGGATTACGAATGGGTGCCAGCGAAAGCCAGCGGCGGCGGACACCTCTACATCATTGATTCCGCCGGCCGGAAAATTGCAGCGATTTGGGGCAAGGCCGAAGAAAAAGAATTTGCCGCCCGCCTGATTGCCGCCGCGCCCGAACTTTACGAGGCCGCGGTTCGTGCTCTTGAGGAGATGTGCCACACGACCGCACCCCGCAGCAGCTTCACCGATGCGGTGGATACTCTCGATGCCGCCATTACCAAAGCCCGGGGCGAGCCATGATCCCGCAAGCGCAGTTCGCCGCGATCCTCCAGGCCGCCAACGCCGCGGTCGACAAGCGCATGGCCGAGCGCGAGGCGGTGAGGCCGCTGATGCCGCTGTTCCCGGGATTCTCGTGGGCGCAGATCCATCGCGGGCTTACCGTGCCGGCGGTTCCTCCATCTCTCGCAACCGAGCAAGAACACGCGGATCATCAGGTGGGAGAAGTTTGAAATTGCGTGCTTGCGCTGCGACCTCGCGCCGCTTCTGTGGCGTCAAAGGCTCCTGCTCGATCGCGCGCACCCGACCCGTCTCATCGGTAATGATGCCATACTCCGCCAACATCGCCTCGACCTCGGCCCGCTCCTCATCTGTGACCGGCTTCGGCGCTATCCATGCCGGCGATATCTCGGGCGCCAGATAACCTCTCCGCAGACCGTCGAGGAGCGCATGACGTGGTGCCACGAGGCGGTTAAGGCGCGCGGTCAACTCCGACATGCTCGGCCAGAACTTCTCATCGCGCGGCCACCCTCGCAGCACCTCACGCACCGCGTCGGCGGGGTATTTCATCAACTCGTCGGCATAGGCGGCCAGGACAAGCTGCAAATCCATGCTGATGTCGCGGCTGACCGTCATCGCCCGCACCCTGGCAAGCTCGGACAGCACCTCGCGCTTACTCATGGGCAACAGCGACGCCTCCGCGATGTCGATCGCCTCGACCACCTCGCCGGCGGTGCGCGGCCGGTTCAATTCGTACCGGATAACGCTGCCGTTCCAACCGTGCTCATCGCTCGCGTCGTTCCATGTCGTCGCGAGAGAGGAGCGCATTGAGGGCGTGAGTAATCGTGCCGGGTCGTGCTGTAGGTTCGTCTCTGACGCCGTTGCCACGATAGCCAGCGAATTTCGGCGCATTGCGGACCCATGTTCGCCAAGCTGCGTGCCAGTCTGCATAGGTAGGCTCGTCTCGGAGGCATCGGTCTCGGAAGGATTCGGCTTCTCGCTCGATCCATCCTGCGTCATGACCTTGTTCCTCAGCGTATCGAGCGTCTCTCGAATCAGGCCACCAATCGGCTGCGATCCGCGTCCTCTTTCCATTGGCATGTTCCTTTCTGGCTGGCTCGCGCGCGGGCGCTAATACCAAGGCGACAGCCTTGGTATCTTCTTCTGTTGGTTCTTCTGACGGTTCTGTGTCGGCAGAGCCGACAGGGGGTGTCGCCTGAGCCGACACGCCTGTCGGTAAATCCGACAGGGGGTGTCGGTTATCCCGACACTGTAGAAAATAACGGTTTGTTTGCTGCCCTGTGCCGTTAAAGCGGTTCTCTCGCTTGATGAGCCCGAGATCGACGAGCTTCCTGATCTGCTCATTGACGGTTTGCCGGGTGAGCCCGCAATCGGATGCAATGTGCCCCTGGGACGGCCAGCACTCGCCTTCATCGTTGGCATGATCGGCGAGCTTGAGCAGCACCAGCTTGGCTGATGGCGTCGGACAGGGCGTATCGAACGCCCATGTCATTGCCCGTATGCTCACATGCAGCAGCCTTGGCAGCCGGGAGAGAAACGAGCGCGGACCGACCCAAAGGCCGGGCTGCTGGTCGGCTGGACGGGGAAAACCTGAGGGATCAGCTCAGGCTGGCCCGCGCTCGTCGGCGATTATATGGGATGCGGTCGGCGATCTCAAGCCGCGTCGTGGTTGCGTAGCCACCAGCGGATCAGATGCCCGCGTACTCGACCCCAGCCGCGCCGATACTTCGCATACCCGAGCGCCACATTCGCCTCGGTCGCGGTTAGTCCCCATGCCCGCCAATGCCGGATCATCTCCTCGGCGACCTCGCGCGCCGCTTTAACATCGCCCGGCATCATGCCGCGTCCGTTGGTTTATCGTCGTACAGCGGTCGCACCCGGCGCGCCAGCAGCTCGGCGAGACGCGCGGAGCGGCCCTGCCGGCCCCATACCGGCATCTCGCCCACGATCACCAGCGACAGCGCCTCGACCTCGGCGACTTCTTTCAACGAAAGGTGGTCCCAATCCTTCATGTTCGGCTTCATGGCAGCCACCGAATCGTCGGATCGCTCGGTTCGCGGGACCAATCCCAAACATACCAGGCGTAGGGAAAGCGGGGGCTCGCCTTATCCGCCGAATCGGTCCAACGAGGGCGCCGAGGTAGGATCAGCTTGCAGGCGAAGGGGTACTCGAACAGAGGGCGATTCGTTTTCGGCGCATCAAACTCATGGCGCTGGAGAATAGCGACCTTTCCCCCATTCGTTCTCACCCCCTCGATGGCACGAACGATAAACTGCCGCGCAAGATCGAACGGCGGATTGGTTACGACCGCATTGCAACCGTATAAGAACGCCGAACGCAGGAAATCGCGGATCTCGGTACTAGGATAACCGTAGTCATGGATGTCGCTGCTGAACACCAAATACCCAGCTGCTTCGATCTCCCGGGCCATGCGTCCATCGCCACATGCAGGCTCCCACACCACAGGACCGAAGCGCACCGCGCTCAGTAGCGCCCGCGTCACCCATGGCTCGGTAAAGTAAGCGTCGCGGGTCACGCGTTCATAGCCAGCCTCGCCGTGGTTTGCACTCTTGCGAGGCTGCGCCGGTTCATGGCCGAGGAGGTCCGTCATCCCACCGCCTCCGCTATCCGCAACGGTACGCCGCATTCCCGCAGCGCGATAATCGCCTCATCCAAACTGCGGATCACGTAGACCGCGCACCTGGCGCGACGCAGCGCCTGATGGCACACGATCTGATCTACAGAGAGTCGCCCCTTGGGCGCTTTCAACTCCAGAAAAACCGGGCGACCGCCATCTAAAATCATCATATCGGGCACGCCGGCCTTGACCCCCATGCCGCGCAAAATCGCCCCGCGCACCCTGCCGCCACCGCCGAGCGGGATCGTGCTGTACCAGGCGTTCCCGGTGAGGGCTGCATCGAGGAACTGCGCGATTTGTTTTTGCAGCGCTTGCTCAGGGGCGCGCCGCTTGGGTTTCGGATGCAGATAGCGACGGTCGAAATCCGCGTCGCGCTCGGCTTTTGTGTGGGCCAGATCGTCAGCCATCACCCCAATCCATTCGTCAAGCCGCGCCTCGACAATCTTATACACATCCTCCCGCAGCAGCGGCTCAGTAGCATGTCGCAGCGCCTCGATGTTCAGCATCAGATCATCGGCAATCTCACGGGCCAATGTGCGCCGTTCTGCCGGCGTTAGATCGGCGTCAGCCATCGGCGCGCTCCCGCAAGATGCCGCGTACCGCTTCCGCGGGAACGGCGGTCGCCAGAGGATCGTGAATGGGCTCGAAAAAATCTTCGGGCTCGATCGGCACCGCCGCCCTGGCACCTGCCAGGATTACCGGATGATGCCATTTGACCGGGATGCCGGCGTTTTGCCAACTCTGAACGGTTGACGCCGGAACCGGATTGCCACCTATCGAGAGATAGCGGGCAAGCGTGGCCGGGCCACCGAACTTCTGAACAATGCGTCTCGCGGCGATAGCTGGTGCGTCTTTCATGGACGGACCCTAGCGCACGATAAAATCGGCGTCAACGAAAATATCGGCTTGACAGGCCGCCGAAAATATCGGCATCCTCCGGTCACTCGCCCCATTCGGCGAGATGGAGAGATGGGATGGGTGCGGCACGGAAAAAAAAGACAGACGCGCCGACCGAGATCATAGGGTGGTGGTTTGCGGCCTCCGGTGAGTTGCCGCACGGCGATGGGCGCAAAGTCGTTATCGGTGAGACGCTGACCGTCAAGGGCAAGATTGTCCCTTGCCGGTGGGGGTTGCACGCCAGCGTTGATCCATTCGATGCACTTCAATACGCGCCTGGGCCGCTACTCTACAAGGTGCGGCTATCCGGTAAGATCGTGCCGAATGACAATGACAAGCACGCCGCGAGTGAGAGAACTGCGATAGCGAAGCGGGATTCTACCCAAATGCTACGGGCGTTTGCTCGCAAGGTGGCGCTCTCGGTAATTCACCTATGGGATGCGCCTACCATCGTGCGCGAATATCTGGAGACAGGAGACGAGAGTAAGAAGGCCGCCGCCGGGAACGCCGCCTGGGCCGCCGCCGGGGACGCCGCCAGGGACGACGCCGGGGACGACGCCGCGGACGCC